AGGAATCGAACGAGTTATCAATCAATTCTGTACTAATCTAAGTCTATTAGCAAAGCAAAGAAAAATCGATCCAGTTATTGGTCGTGATGAGGAAATTGAAAATATTCAACTTGTTCTTGCTCGGCGTAACAAATGTAATGTACTAATGGTAGGTGAGCCGGGTGTTGGCAAGACTGCTATTGCAGAAGGCATTGCTCGTAAGATCTTTGAAAAGAAAGTTCCTAAGTTTATTCAAGACCATCAAGTCTATACATTAGACATCAGTGCCTTGCTTGCAGGTTCTAAGTATCGTGGTGATTTTGAAGAACGCATTAAAGCAGTATTGGCTGCATTAGAAAAGAAAGGCAAGATTATTCTTTTCATTGATGAAGCCCATATGATGCAGGGTGCAGGTGCTGCCAATCAAAGCAGTAATGACCTAGCAAACATTCTTAAACCTATTCTTACCAAAGGTGTAATTAAACTAATTGCATCAACTACCTGGGAAGAGTATCGCAAACACTTTGAAAAGGATCGCGCTCTAATGCGCAGATTCCAGCGCATTACTATTGACGAGCCAAGTCAAGAAGTTACTATCAAGATCCTCAAAGGCATCAAGAAGTATTATGAAAAACATCATAATGTCAAGATCACAGATGCCGCTATTGATCAAGCAGTTAAGTTGAGTATCAAGTATATGCCCGATAAGAAGTTGCCGGACAAGGCCATTGACATTCTCGACTGTGCTTCTGCTCGATATAAACTTAAAGATGATCCAGAAACTGACGGGGTTGAACAAATTGTAGATCTCGAACAGGTTACCTATGAACTGAGCAAAATGATCAACATGCCTTTAGAATCAGTGGCACAAAAAGAAAGTAAAAATCTTGCTGACCTAGAAGGCGGCTTGAAAAGTGTTGTCTATGGACAGGACTCAGCTGTTAGCAATTTGCTTGATAAAATCTTTGTGGCACAGGCCGGTATGAAATTGCCTAACAAACCCATTGGCTGTTTCTTATTCACGGGTCCAACTGGAACAGGTAAAACTGAAACTGCTAAACAGTTGAGTCAAAAAATGAATATGCCCTTGTTGCGTTTTGATATGAGTGAATATCAAGAGAAGCACAGTGTGGCCAAGTTCATTGGTGCTCCTCCGGGCTATGTTGGCTACGAAGAAAACGCAGGACAGCTAATCACTAAACTACAAGAAACTCCTAACTGTATCCTGTTACTTGATGAAATTGAAAAAGCACATCAGGATGTAACCAATGTGTTGTTGCAGTTCATGGACAATGGATTTATTACAGGATCAAATGGTAAAGTAGCAGATGGTCGTAACTGTATTCTAATTATGACTAGTAACTTAGGTGCTAGAGATAACGAAAGTAACACTATCGGCTTTGGCGATTTAGGTAAAGACGGCGAAGATGACAAGGCAGTTAAAAAGTTCTTTGCTCCTGAATTCCGTAACCGACTTGATTCAATTGTTAAGTTTACCAGCCTTAGCCACAATACTGTTTGTCAAATTGTTGAAAAGTTTATTTCAGAACTCAATGCACAGGTCAAAGAAAAGAACATTGAAATCGTTGCTACTACAGAAGCTGTTGATTGGATGGCCACAAAAGGCTACGACAAGAAAATGGGGGCTAGACCATTAGCAAGATTGATTGATAACAAGATTAAATCTCCGTTGAGTCGTCGAATTTTATTTGGCGATCTAAAGGATGGTGGCGTTATAACTATATCAATTGTCAATGACGATTTAGATTTTGCGGTAGGAAAATTCTTTAAGCCGTTAACTAAAGCTGAGAAGAAAGCTCTCAAAGCTGCTGCTCCGATTGTGGAAAATGTTGAAAGCTAATATAACTAGCCGCAAATTCTACAACAAGTGGTTGTATAAAGTCACGCTGAATATTCCCGGCGTGGCTGTTTTCCGTATGAATAGTTTAGAACGAATACCGTTTCTAAACTATGCCGGACAAAAACACAGTCACAGTACCATGGCTCGAGCAGCTTTGCACAAACAAGAGCTTATTGCACTTAGTAGTTTTCTTCTCAAATGGGACAGTGAGCTTTGGTCTAAACGCATTGAGTGTAGTGCTATTGATATCTATACCAACGATAAAACTATGTATGACGAGTTGTCTCTAAACTTTGAAGAAATAGTTTGCGCAAGGTCAGAACCAAACGAATGGGATTTAGATCTTTTAGAAAACACTGGATCTATTATTGTTAAAAAACTTCCTCACAACAGGTATGCTTACAAAGCATTTTTATTACCGCATAAGATCAAAGATAGACAAGAGAAGAAAATCTATGTCGAATGGATCAAAGGTCAGCACGATCGAATACTAATTAGTGATGCTGTGAAAGAATGGTTTGTGCATACTGATTGGAACTGGGATCGCAGATATGTACTGATAGAAGACAGTCAAACTCTGTTGATGTTAAAATTGCGTAATCCCGAAGCAATCGGGCGTGTCTACGATTATGTGATCAGCGATAAATAACAGATGAGCACAGAAAGTTATATTTTACTTAGTAATGTCAGCCTAGAAGCTGCTAATTCTACATACAACTACGGCGAAAAGCGTAAAGGTGCAGGATACAATCGTCGTAGTGACGGGCTACACACTGTTATATATGATGTAACAGATTTCATAGGCAGTATCAAAATCCAAGGAACACTAGAAATGTTCCCTGCTGAATCCGATTGGGTTGATGTCACCGGAACAGAAATTGGTCTTGGCGATGATAGTACTGCATGGACTACTACAAACACTCGTAATTTTACCGGAAATTTTGTATGGATTCGTGCTGCATATAACTTGCAGAACGGTATAATCACTGCTATCCGTTACAATCACTAACCCTACTCAGGCGATAAATATAGTATGACCTTACGGAACCGTACTATATGTTATTAAAAGAAATGTTTAGCCCTATTGGGGCACCTAATGAAGCAGAACAGGACATAGACTGGCTGGGCGACTTAAAATTCTTCATTGACAACGACACTGATGTACTCAGTAAACAGTTCTTTCCTGCTATTAGAAAGCATAAAGAGCATCAAGGGCATCCTAAGGCCTATCAATTATACATTACTCCATTAGAGAGCGTGTGCGAAACCTATTGTAAAAAGTTCCAAGTTGAAGGGCGTGATGAAAAATTCCCTAAAGACAAGCTAATTGAACTGGCAAAGAACATAGCTGAACAACAAGAACATTTTATGAAAAAAGGCGACTACAATAAAAAGAAATAATCGGAGATATTTGTGTTATTAAACGAACTATTCGCCTTTAGAAAACAGTCACAGTATCTATACGAGGGTGGCAATTTAAGTATTGGCGATAAAAAAGCAGACGAGATAGATCTCAAGGTACATAATCGTACCTTCATGGTTGGGCTATTAGATAAACTGTTAAACGATATCGATCGTGCATTCAAAGCTAGAACTAAAACTCCCATGTGGAGTCCCGAATTACTAAAGAGCAAACAATTTCTCGGTGGCAGCAGTTTGCATTTTTTCAATACCAAAGGTATCAGCGACGAAGAGTTTGTTAAAAACAAGCCCAAGGTCGGAGATATCGATACGCAGATCGATAAAAATCTAGAAGGTCAAGTAGAAGAATTCCTAACCAGCATCACAAATAAAAAAATAGGTGATGCGGTATTCCTAGGATTTAGCAGAGGCAACGAACAGTACAACGGCTTGTTTGAATTTGAAAATCCTCCTGTCAAGATCCAGATCGATTTTGAATTTGGCAAGTACAATCCCGAAACAAATACCCCCGACGACTGGTATAGATTTAGTCACAGTTCAGATTGGGAAGATGTCAAAGCTGGCATCAAAGGCGTATTCCACAAATATATCTATAGAGCACTGGCCAAAGCTGCACCAAGTGAAAAGTACATTGCCAAGTTAGCAGGTGCTGGTAAAAATCGCAAGATGGCTATTACTGGACCTACTTCAGATTCTAATTTTAGTTTTGCCGTTGCCAGCAGTCAAGGTGGTGGTGCTCGAGCCAAGTACAAGCCTTACATTGATCCTGAAACTGGACAACCAAAAGAAATCAACGGTGTTCCAGTTATGGAACCGTTGTCATCTAAAGACAGTGAGTATATTCAAGATCTAGGCAAACAATTTGAATTGTTCTTTGGTAATGCACCTAACGGAGACGATAGTCAGCTACAACAAAGTTTCCTAGGTACACTTGATCTAATGAACAAGTATCTTGACACAAATGCTAAACAAACTGCTGTTACTGAGTTTTTAGATATTGTATTTGAGCCGGGCGCACAAATGATCACTGCAAACGATCCTGTTAGAGATCGTGAAATTAAATTTGCAGCCGTAGATGCTATGTTAGAAAAGCTCAAACTTGGAGCAATGCGTACCAAGGCTATTCAAATGGCCAAGGCCTACGAAGATGATTACAACGAAGTAGAAGCATACAAGAAAGCCAATCCCGATGATCCTCGTCCAAGAGCATCTCTAAGGAAACAGAAAGGCCAGCCTGCTGAGAGTATTCAAGAAGCAGACGACGGTGCTCCAGTTAAAGCACAGCTACGCAAAGGCATGCCGCATCTGCGAGATTTAAAACCAATTGATTTATTAGATTTAATTGATGAGATCCATGACGGCAATGGTAGTTTTAAATTACAAAATATTCCGTTGAATGTCAAAGTTGATGGCTTTGGTGGACGCTTTGGTAAGAACAGCGAAGGCAAACCTTTTATGGGCACTAGCCGCACTGAGCCAAGATACCAAGCCAGCTTTGTAAAATATCATCAAGAGAAAGGCACCCAAGATCCGGATATTCTAGGTCGTGCTCAATTGTTTGATGACTTGTTTAACGAGATGATGAACGCTGTTAAATTAGTTGACAGCAAGCTAGGTGGAAAGTTTCTAGTAAACAAACAGGTCACATGTGAAGTATTGTTCTTGCCATTTGCTACAGAAACACCTGAAGGTAAATTAAAGTTTGTAGGTATCCAATACGACAAACTTCCAGAAGGTGTAGAGCTTGCACTAGTTCCGTTTGCAGTTGTTGATGCTGACACTGGAGACAGTGTTCCTAACTCTAACGAATTTATTAAAAAGCTAACTGGCCTTGGTCGTCAAGGCAGTGTTATGTTTATTGACAACAGCCTAACACAGAACGATGCATTAGATGTTACTGCCATTGTTCCTCCATTAGAAAACATAGAGCAAATTAAATCTTTACTATCAAGTGGCAAACTGGCTCAGAAACGAGAAGCCAAGGAATTACTGGCGCCGGTCGCTCTAGCATTAGAAAAAGCAATCATCAACGATCCTAACATTGTGGGCAAAGACATGTTGGGCAAAGACTACGAAGGCATTGTGCTGAATACAAGACTAGGTCCTGTTAAAGTTACCAGTGCAGAACAAAAAGATATCATTGCTAACAAAAATGCAGCACAGGCTGCTGCCCGCACTGATCGTGGCAGGGAGAACAGTAATAAGACTGCGGTTGTAGCCGTTGGCAGTTTTGTAGGACACAAAGGTCACGAAGAGCTATTAGACTACACTATCAAGAAAGCACAGTCAGTAAGTGGTGATCCTTACCTGTTTATTGGTAATGCTGAAGGAAAAGATGATCCTATTCCTCCGGCAATTAAAGTACAGACATGGCACAAACTATATCCCAATCTTGCAGATAATATATCAACAGTTATGCAAGGTGGTTCACTGTTACAGAAAGTTAAACACGAGCTGATCAATCCTCTACCAGGCAAACCTCCGCGCTACGACAATATTATTATTATGGTTGGAGAAGATCGTGCTAGTATGCCTATTGCCGGCGCACTAATGAAAGCTGTTAATAAATTTGCAGGCTACGAGCATGTTAAAGTTTCTTTGGAAGTTACACCTCGAGGAACGGGCATTAGTGGTACTGCATTGCGAAATAGTTTAAAAAATGATCCCCCAGAGAAAGCATTGGCAGTATGGTCTAATGCATTTGATGTTAACAAACTTGGGGTAGATTGGATTAAACACCTAATGGATGTTACTCGCAAAGGCATGGGATTAAAAGAACCCGCAGTCGAGTCAATAATTAATAATATATTAAATAACATTAATCATCAAGATATCAATGAGATAAAAACTATTGTAATGCAAGGTAGCAATAAATTTCGATCACTGCAATACGAATTACAAAAGAGAAATATTAAAGTTGGACAGGCTATGAACGAAGCAATAAAGACAGGACTGAGAATTTTATGAAAGCCAAAGAATTTATACCGGCAGAAAAGCCTAGAAATTTTGTAGCCAAGAACGCCAAGATGGGCGGCGCTGGTCAACACAAAGATAAAAAGAAAGCTGAGAAGCAGGGTGACCTCAAGCACAAGAACAAGCAATTTGAGCAAGGTGTAGCGGAAGGCTTGAATGAATTATCTAATGAAAAACTAGCTCAATATAAAAAAGCAGCTGGTGACCAAGCAACTGCTGCTGACAAGGCAGGCGACTATGATAAAGGTCATAAAAGATTTAAAGGTATTGTAAAAGCTACCAATAAACAATTTGACAACGATGCAAAGAAACGCAAATGATTGACATTACTGAATCTGCTAAAAATAAAATCAAGGATATCTTATACGATGAAGGTAATCCTAAAATGTCTCTGCGTACATTTGTACAAGGTGGAGGATGTAGTGGATTCAGCTACGGCTTTACTCTAGACGAAGAACAGAACGAAGACGACTTTGAAATTGTGTTAGATGAATTTAAGATACTTATAGATGCTATGAGTATGCAGTATCTGCAAGGTGCAAGCATTGACTACAAAGAAGAAGCAATGGGTAGTCAATTTGTAATTAAGAATCCCAATGCTCAATCAACCTGTGGATGTGGGAGTAGTTTTTCTGTATGAAACAATATCGTGTAACCTATACTGTTGACCTAGGCGAAGGGGACGAATGCGTGTTAGATGCTAACGATCCTTTACACAAAATGAAAGAGGGAATGTTTCTTGGAAGCGTTCCCGGAGTTGATACCTATTTGGTATATCCAGAACAAAAAGGAGAAGAGGATCGCCCTAGCAATCCCTACAGTCAAGTATGAAAGCAACAGAATTTATAATTGAAGGTGTAGCAGGACCAAAAAACTGCTGGCCAGGATATAGAAAAACTGGCACCCAGCCAGGCACCGGTAAAAACAAAGGCAAGCGTGTCAACAACTGCGAAAAGATTAAAGAAGACGCTGAACTAGCAGAAGAGTTTGACATGATTGAAAACATTATCAAACAGATTGCAGATCAACATGCTGTTGATGCAGAACTTGTATGGGAAGATCTATCAACGCTTACAGACGACGAGCTATATGTGTTTGCAGTAACATCGGAGATGGTCAACGAAGATTGGCAAAAAGCCAACAAGAGAGACAAGACAGATGGCATGAGTCAAAAAGCTGTGAATGCCTATCGTAGAGAGAACCCAGGTTCAAAATTAAAGACTGCGGTTACGACCAAGCCCGGAAAGTTAAAGAAAGGCGGCAAGGCTTCGAAGCGTAGAAAGAGCTATTGCTCACGCAGCCGTGGTCAAATGAAAATGCACAGCATTAGTTGTGCTAAGACTCCCGACAAAGCAATTTGCAAAGCAAGGCGTCGTTGGAACTGCTGATGCGAGCTAGTGAATTTATCACCGAAAAGAAAAAACGCAGGCGAGGTCCTCGTTGGGCTGCTTACGGCCCAGGTCCTTACGGTGGTTACGGTTTTTATGCAGGGTATAGCGGAGACTCAGGTGAAGGTGGAGACGGGGGTGGGGGTGAAAGCATCGAGCATGAAAACTTTGCTGATGGTAAGAAGCCCGGACGCAAAGGACTTGCCAAACGCAGCGGAGTTAATACAAAAGCGTCAGTAAGTAGCCTACGCAAAACTGCAAAAAATAGCTCAGGTGAAAAACAGCGTATGGCTCACTGGTTAGCTAACATGAAAGCTGGCCGTGCCAAGAAGAAGAATAAATAATACTATGAAAATTAGAGAAATCCTAGAATCCGCTACAGCAGGTGCTACCAGTGCTGCTAATGTAGGTGTGGGTGCAGTTTATAAAAATAAACCCGGAAAAACTCCTAAAAACAAAGACGGAACTGCTAAAAATGCGCTGGATCTCAAAGGAACCAATCTCCTTACCGGTGGCTCTTTGCTAAAAAGATAAATATAATATGGACTTTAAAAAACCCGATCACGAAGCAGCAATGGCAAAAGCAGAGCTAGCACAGATAGCTAGAAATGCTATGGCCGTTTATAAAATGATCAATGAAGGTGATGAATTAGACGGTTGGATCAGCAGTTATATTACTGTAGCTAACGACCACATGAATTCTGTACACGAAAGAATGGCTTACCAAGAAGCTTCGGCAGATGCTGTAGAACATGGACCAAGAAGCTATGAAGAATCTGTACAGTATCAAGTAAAAAGCAGCCTTTGCGAACAATGGCTACAGAAAAAATATCAAGGAAGATAACATGGACTTTAAATCAATACTCAACAAACTAGACAGCATGGAAGCTCCTGCTTCTACTCCGGCTGCTCCAACAATTGCCAAAGCTGTGCAACTAAACGAAGATGCACAACTTCGCGTTCTAGCTGGCCAAACTACTTATGTAGCAGAAGCTAAGAAAAAGAAAGACGAAGAAAAGAAAGAAGAAAAGAAAGTAGACGAAGCTGCTGAAAAGACAGCAACTACTTGGACTGATTCTAAAGGCAATAAGCACCCAGCTACTAAAGTCAAAGGTGACAAGTACACCGGCAAGGAAGCAGAGAAAGAAGAAAAGCCAAAGTCTAAGAAAGACGAAAGTGTTGAGCCAGAATTCAAAAGCAAGTTCATGAAGATGGTTGAAGCCAAGAAAGAAGAAGCTGCTGACAAAAAGAAAGCTGATGCCAAGAAAAAGAAAATGGAAGAAGGTGCTAAACCAGATTTCTTAGATGTTGACAAAGACGGCGACAAAGAAGAGCCAATGAAGAAAGCTGCTGGTGAAAAAGGCGGTGACAAGAAAGATAGTGGCAAGAAAGGAATGAGTGACAAGCAGGCCAAATATTTTGGTAAGAAAAATGAGTCTGTAAAAACTTCTAAGAAGGTTGTTGCTGAAAGTGCAGGCAATGTCCTAAGTTTTAGAGACATGATTAAATTGGTTCAAGAGAGTGGCGGACAACAGGCTATTGATCCAATCGACACAACATTGTTTGCATGGGCTCAAAGAGTTGCTGCATCCAAGTACACAGAAAGCGCCAAGGCAGAAGTATTTGCAGGAATGTTATACGAGCGCAACGGTGGCCGTTTCGAAATGTATGATGTACTAAGCGAAGACTGAAAGTAATTAATCCAATTACACCTAAAAGCCGGTAATTTAGTTGACCGGCTTTTTTGTTGGCTATATAATAGTCCTATAGGAGAGAAATTATGTCAACAAGAATGTACGGTCCCGAAGAAAAAGCAAAACTAGAACGCCTTATCACCGAAGGTGGTAATGTGCTACGCGAAGTAGAAGATCTCAAAGAAGGTCTAAAAGAAACTGTAAAGGCAGTCGCAGAAGAATTACAAATCAAACCCAGCGTTATCAACAAGGCAATTTCAATTGCACACAAAGACAATTGGAAAGATCACGAACAAGAATGGAATGACATTGAAATGATTCTTGGTGTAACCAAGCGTTTGCCTGAATGAATGAGATACTGAGTGGAACATTTAGCTGGATCCGAGAAGACTACAAAAGTCATAAACTTCGTTTTTATCTTGAGGTCCTTGCTTGGGCTATATCTATTGGCTGTTCTATCACTATGGCCGTCACCGTGCCTACTCCTCCCCTTCTTGCCTTGTACCCAGTTTGGATTGCAGGTTGTGCTATATACGCTTGGTGTGCTTATAGTCGTCGTTCCTTTGGTATGCTCGCTAATTATATCTTGCTTACCACAATCGACACCATCGGACTAGCACGGATGCTAATTAGTTAAATAAAGTTAGAAGGTAGGATGGGCCATAATCCGCACATTTGGTATTTGTCTGCCACAAAAGACATAGGAGAAATTATGTACGTAGATGCTTTCTATAATCGAGAGCAGGATATGATCAATGTTGTCGAACGAGACAGCAAGGGTCAAAGACACTTTAAAGAGTATCCTGCTAGACATGTATTTTATTACCCAGACCCTAGAGGTAAATTTACAAGTATTTTTGGACAGCCATTGTCCAGAGTAAGTTCTAAAAATGTAAAAGAACATCGCAAAGAACTTTCAATTTATTCAGGCAAGAAATTATTTGAAAGCGATATCAATCCCATTTATCGTTGCCTTGAAGACAACTATCTCAATCAAGATGCACCTAAACTAAATGTAGCATTTTTCGATATTGAAGTAGACTTCGATCCAGAGCGTGGTTATGCAAGTCCAGAAGATGCGTTTATGCCTATCACTGCTATTGCTGTCTATTTACAATGGCTGCAGACTATGGTGTGTTTGGCAATTCCTCCCAAGACCCTGAGTATGGCGGAAGCACAAAAGCAAGTTGAAGAATTTCCTAACACCATGCTATTTGATAATGAAGCAGACATGTTAGATACATTTTTGAATCTAATTGAAGATGCAGATGTGTTAAGTGGTTGGAACAGTGAAGGCTTTGATATTCCCTATACTGTCAATCGTGTTACCAAAGTTCTAAGCAAAGAGGACACACGCAGATTTTGCCTGTGGAATCAATTCCCCAAGAAGCGTGAGTACGAAAAGTATGGAAAAGCGGCTGTTACTTATGATCTTATTGGTCGTGTTCATCTGGACAGTCTCGAGTTGTACCGCAAGTACACCTATGAAGAACGCCACACATACCGATTGGATGCTATCGGAGAAATGGAGATAGGTGAGAACAAGACTGTATACGAAGGCACACTTGATCAACTCTACAACAATGACTTCCGTAGATTTATTGAATACAATAGACAAGATTGTATGCTGTTGGAAAAACTAGACAAGAAGTTAAAGTTCTTGGATCTTGCCAACACACTGGCACACGAATGTACTGTTTTACTACAGACCACAATGGGTGCTGTGGCTGTTACTGAGCAGGCCATTATCAATGAAGCTCACAAGCGTGGATTTATTGTTCCTAATAGAATAAGTCGTGAAGAAGGTTTTAGTAATCAGGCTGCTGGCGCTTATGTTGCCTATCCCAAGAAAGGTATTCACGAGTGGATTGGTTCGTTAGATATTAACTCACTGTACCCTAGTGCGATTCGTGCTTTGAACATGGGTCCAGAAACTATTGTTGGACAGTTGCGTCAAGATGGTACTAAGGCATACATTGACGGTGAGATTGCCAAAGGTAAAAGTTTTGCATCAGCATGGGAAGGTATATTTGGTAGCTTAGAATATACTGCTGTCATGGAACGAAATGTGGGCAGAGAAGTTACTATTGACTGGGAAGACGGAGGCGTTGATACTCTAAGTGCGGCACAGGCCCATGATCTTATATTCGAAAGCAATCAACCTTGGATGCTTAGTGCTAATGGTACTATCTTTACCTATGACAAAGAAGGTATCATTCCTGGTTTGTTGAAGCGTTGGTACGCTGAACGCAAAGAAATGCAGGCCAAACTCAAAGACTGTATTTCTGCAGGTAATAAGATTGAAGAAGAGTACTGGGACAAGCGTCAGTTAGTTAAGAAAATTAACTTGAACAGCCTGTATGGTGCTATTTTAAATCCGGGTTGCAGATTCTTTGACAACCGCATTGGGCAGTCAACTACACTAACAGGTCGAGCCATTGCTCGTCACATGGCCAGTAAGGTCAATGAGATCATTACAGGAACTAATGATCATATAGGAAAAGCAATTATATATGGTGACACTGACAGTTGTTATTTTAGTGCTTATAGCACTCTCAAGAAGGACATTGAAAAGGGAAACATCCCCTGGTCAAAAGAAAATGTTGTTGACCTCTACGACACTATCGGAGAAGAAGTAAACTCAACATTCCCTAAGTTCATGCAGGATGCTTTCCACTGTCCCAAGACCCGTGGAGAAGTTATTAAAGCAGGTCGTGAAATTGTTGCCAGTCGTGGGTTGTTCATTACAAAGAAACGCTATGCTGTATTGTACTATGACAAAGAAGGCAAGCGAGCAGACATAGACGGCAAACCTGGCAAGATCAAGGCCATGGGGTTAGATCTCAAACGCAGTGACACTCCGGTAGTCATCCAAGACTTTTTAAGTGAGGTACTCACTAAAGTTCTAAATAACGGTACTAAAGAGGATGTGCTAGAGTATATTACTAACTTCCGTACCGAATTTAAAACTCGTCCGGGTTGGGAGAAAGGTAGTCCCAAGCGAGCTAATAATATTTCTCAATATCGCGACAAAGAAAAGAAAGCCGGCAAAGCCAATATGCCCGGACATGTTCGTGCTAGTTTAAATTGGAATACTTTAAAGCGTATGATGGATGACAAATATTCAATGGCAATTACAGACGGTGCTAAGGTTATTGTTTGTAAAGTCAAAGATAATCCTATGGGCTATACTAGTGTAGCATATCCTGTAGATGAACTTAGACTACCACAATGGTTTAAGGACTTGCCTTTCAACGATGCTGAAATGGAAAATGCAGTTATCGATGAGAAATTAGAAAACTTGATCGGAGTCTTGGAATGGGACATCAGTTCAACTCGCAGTGACAATACATTCAACAAACTTTTTGACTTTGAGTAAATTGCGGTTGCTTTTTACTCTAGATCTAAATATAATCTTAATATACAGGAGAACTTTCAATGAAAGATATTTTACAAG